GCTTTAATATTATCAGAGAAAAGTTTTCCATTTACTTCCTTTACTCTTGATAAATTTGCACCTTTCTTAATTTTATAAATGGTTTGATTTATCATATTACTCCCCCTTTCATTTCTATAATTAGTTGCTCTATTTGTGGTGCATATTGCAACACACAAAATAGAAAATATATAATGATTATAAAAAAAGCAAAGTTTAATAGTTCTTTAAAAGTTTCCATCATTCCCCCTATTTATAATATATTTCTAAATTAATATTATTATTATTATCATCAGCAGTAACAACTTTTACTTTATTTAAAGTAAATTTTTTAATCCAATTAATAAAATTACTAATATCTTTTGTATTAGCTTTTTCATTAAATTGGACATTTTGTTGATACTTCATATTTTTATAATAATATCCGTCTAATGGTTGTAGTGTAGCTTTTCCATTAATTTCATTATCAATATATTGATTAATAAATTTATAACAAAATTCGGCATTTTTAAGTTTCTTATAAGTTTTTTTATTAGACTCATAAGACATACTTAGACTAATCATATCTTTTATTGACATATTAGGATGATTAATTATTTTCATTGTCTTCCTTTCGTTTTGTTTCTGACCTCATCAGCGTTGTAATTAACAACGGACACCCTAAAAAGGGTGTTTCGGTCTTTAAGCAACCTTTCTTTTGTTAAATAATCTTTCATCATTACTATATTGATAAGCTAATTCTTGAACATTATAATCAAGATAAATAGCTTGACCTGTACAAGTACGACCCCACCAAGTACCCAAATCAGTTTCTAAAATTGGTTCATCTTGTTTTTTCATTTGATTAATAAACCATTCAGAACAAAGCCAATGTTCAAAGACTTCTTGATCACCTTCGCCATTGTCTCTTATTTCTTGTATTTCTTCTTCTGTTTCTACATCATAATCAGATTTTATAGTTTCATCTGATTTATAGAAGTTAATATAATCTTCTATTGATATAACTTCTTTACTCATTAACTCACTTACAAGATAAGATTGACAAGCTAGTATATGCTTATCAATAAAATTTCTTGTTATATCTTGCATTGTTCCGCTTTCAATATCATTAAAAGCTATCTTGTTTTTTGTCATTGTCTCCCTTTTGTTTATATTAACTTGATTTGCTTTCATACTTATCTTGTATATGATTTGTACACTATTGCAAGTCTTTTATTTAGGGTGTAGAAGTCAGGGTAAGTAAAAAAGGGATAATCTAGTTATGGCAGTAAAAGGGTTTATAATAGTACCTAAAAGGCTCATTTTAGACGATAGGATAAGCAATAACGCTAAAATCCTCTTTATTTACATTAGATCCCTCTCAGAGAGCTTTAGAACGCTAAGAAACAGCAATTTAAAGCAGAAACTAGGTATCTCTTTAAAGACTTTGCAGAACGCTAAAGCTGAATTAGTTAAATATGGATATTTGAAGATATATAGAAGAAAATCAGCCAACTACTACTATATATTGATTGGTAGAAAGGCTGTGGATATTGAACAGACTAAGTAAAATTTACCTATTGAGAGTGAGTAATATTTACCTAATCAGACTAAGTAAAATTTACTCAGTATTAGTAGAGTAATATCATTTATTATAATATCATTTATTATAATATCAATGGAGCAGAAAAGGATTAAAAGGTTATATAAATAGAATGGGTAATAAGTTGAAATCCACCCCCCCACCGAACTACATATTTAAGGGTAAACCATTACAGCATTTTAATAACAATAATTATACTAGAGAAGAAAAAATAGAAATTGTGCAGTTATTATGGTCTGATTATGGAGATGGTTTATTAAGTCAAGAAGTTCTTGTAGAAATTGTTTTAAGCAACTCTTACGGATCTTATACTGCTAAACTTATTTTAAATGATATGATGCAGAAAGGGATCTTGAAAATAAACCCATTTAATAAAACTAATAAACCTATTTTCAAGAAAAAGGGTCTTTTTGATTGGTAAACTAGATATAGTATGTTATAGAAAATAATGCACTATAAACCCTTTATAGGCATTTTATGTTGCAACATCGGTGTGTGGCGTTCTTATTCCCTTTCTAACGCCACCACCACTTAAATATTATTATGGCAGGAAGACCAAGAAAATTAACAAAGAAACTAGAGAACACTATTCTAGAATTAATTGCTGATGGTAAAACTATTAGAGAAACATTTGAGATTATAAAAGATTATACCTGGCAGAGCTTTAGAAAAGAACTTATTGAAGATGATAATTTAATGATAAGATATGTTAAGTCTAAAGAACTTGCTATAGATTTAAAGTTATCAGAGTTAGAGGATAAGAGAAAAGAATTAGAGTCCAAGATTGAAAATGGTGTTGTAGATCCTAAATCAGCACAGAATTTAGTTAACTTATATAAGATTATAACTGCTCATTCTCAATGGTCTGCTAGTAAATTGTCATCAAAACGATACGGAAAAGCTGCAGAACTGACAATAAAAGGTGATAAAGAGCAACCTTTGTCTATTTCTTGGCAAACTTAATTGGTTAAAAAGTATTGATTTACTTAGGTTGTTGCTATTTCTTGCACATCTAAAACACAAAAGTTATATGTGAGAAGAACAAAACAGCAACAAATAGCCAAACCGGTGATAATTTTTATTATCGGAAAAATAACTATTGATAGTCTTTAATTATCGTTAGTAATAATTAGTGGTTTTCCAGGAGTTAAACACAACATATGGGGGTTTTATTTTGGGGTACACCCATTTTTTGTTGTTGTCGTTAGATTAAAATTGATACAAGGTATAAACAAACAAAATGGATAATTACATATTGAAAACAATCATATTTATTACGAAAGACAAAAGGACTAATAAACCTGTTGTCATTACACAATGGAATGGTTTTGAAACTGAACAAGAAGCTCTTGACTTTTCAAACTATTTAAAAGAAATGACATTAGATGAGATGCTTGAAGAAAATCCAAAAGACACAATCCATTAAGGGGGGTTTTGTTTTAAAATGAAACAAATTGTAATTCCCTACAAACCAAGAGAAATCCAAAAATTTTTGCACAAAAAATGCGATGTGAACCGGTTCAATGTAATCATTGTTCACAGGAGAGGAGGTAAAACAGTCTTTGCTATCAACCATTTAATTAAAGCTGCACTTACCAATAAAAGACCTTATCCTAGATACGCCTTTATTTCGCCATACCGACTACAAGGTAAATCTACGGCATGGGATTATATGAAACAATTTTCTGCTGCTGTACCAGGAACTAAATTTAACGAATCAGAACTAAGGGTAGATTTCTCTGTGAATAATTCCAGAATACAAATCATAGGTGCTGAGAATAGTTCGGCAATAAGAGGTCAATACTTTGATGGAATTATTGTAGATGAAACCCAAAACATAGCTCCTGATATGTTTGATACCATCTTAAGACCCTGTTTGTCAGATAGAAAAGGTTTCGCAATCTTCATCGGTACGCCAATGGGAAGAAATTGGTTTTTTGATTTACACCAAAGAGCTAAAGAAACAAAAGATTGGTTTACTTGTCAGTTTAAAGCTAGTGAAACCAAGATCATACCTCAAGAAGAATTAGACGCTGCCAAAGCCACAATGTCAGCCGATTCTTATCAGCAGGAATTTGAGTGTTCATTTCAAGCTGGGGTGTCAGGCAGCTATTATGGATCTATTATGGAAGAGTTAGAGAAGAAAAATAAGATAGTAGATTTTGAAGTAGATTTAAATTTAGAAGTAGAAACTTGGTGGGATCTAGGAATGAATGATAGCACAGTAGTAACATTTGCACAGCGTAGAGAAAATGAAATTAGAATTATAGATTGCTACGAAAATTCAAGCGAAGGTTTAGAGCATTACGCTAATATGTTAGATGATAAACCTTATACTTATTCAAAACATATCGCACCCCATGATATTAGGGTGAGAGAGATTGGCACAAATAAATCAAGGTGGGAAACAGCAAAAGAACTAGGCATAGAATTTGACATAGCACCGAAGCTCAGTATTGAAGATGGTATAGAACAAACAAGACGATTGCTGCCAAAATGCTATTTTCATAAAAGTAATTGCAAAATGCTTGTAGAAGCGTTAAAAAGCTACTGTAAGCGTTGGGATAGTAAAAATAACTGTTTCAGAAATAAACCTATTCATAACTGGGCATCCCACTTTTGTGATAGCTTTAGATACGGAGCTGTAGTAGAACCTATTGAAAGAAGTGATTGGAAAAAACCAATTAGCGTTAATACAAATTACATAGTTTAATATGGC